GCTTTATCTACAGAAGTAGCAAATCATGGTGATAGTTTTTCTATTATAATTAATGCTCATATTTCAAGAGTAGAAAAATTAAATTTAATACCTCTTAGAGGAGATAAATACCCAGTAACTATTAAAAGTTATGGTGGAGAAGCAAATAATTAATAAAAATGGCAGATAGAAAAGACATAAATCCAAGAAGACCAATACCTTCTTCACATTATGATAAATTAAGAAATAATTTATCTGCTAATTTTAAAGAAGGATTTCCTACTATTAAATTTCCTCTTCCAGATAATAGACCTAGTATGAATAAAGGTACTCATACTTCTCGTAAAGATGATACAGTAAAGGATATTTCAATAGGTTTACAAGATCATGATGAAGCAATAATGTATTATTTTAATAATGTTATCAGACCTTCAGTTATAATAAATGGTGATAGATCTCCAGTTCCTATTATATATGGTTCTCCAGAAAGATGGAAAGGAGTTCAAAATGATGGATATTTTAGAGATAAAGAAGGTAAAATACAAGTTCCTCTTATTATGTTTAAAAGAGACAGTATTGAAAAAAGAAGAGATTTAGGGAATAAATTAGATGGAAATAATCCTCAATTATTTTATTCTTTTCAAGAAAAATACACTAAAAGAAACCAATATGATAATTTTTCTGTATTACAAGGAAGAAAACCTCAAAAAGAAATGTATAAAGTGGTAATGCCTGATTTTGTTAAATTAAAATATACTTGTACTATTTGGTGTGATTTTATGGCACAAATGAATAAATTAGTAGAAATGATTAATTATTCATCAGATAGTTATTGGGGAGATAAAGAAAGATTCCAATTTAATGCTAGAATTGATACTTATGATAATATAACAGAAATAGCTCAAGGAGATAATAGAGTTGTAAAAACTAATTTTGGTTTAGAAATTCAAGGATATCTTGTACCAGATAGTTTAAGTAAGAAACTTGCTAGTGAAAATACGAAAAAAGCATTTACTAGATCTGTAGTATCTTTTGGTACAGAAGTAATTCAAACACCTACTATAAGAAAATCTAGAGAAGAAGTTAGAAATGCACCTTTTATAGCACAAAATGTAGAACAATCAGGAGAAGGAATAGGATTTCAAATAGTAGGAAAAAATACAACAATACCTACTTCAAAAGGAGTAGCAGGTGAAGTATCAATAGGAACAGCAGCTATAGGAAGTACATTTGTTATAGGTAACTATAAAAATAAAAAAGGTATGGACATTGGAACTGACTTTATAATAACATAAAAATAAAAAAATAAAAATGGCAATAGTAAATAAATCAACATTAAAAGGATATTTTGAACAGGGTGATATACCTACACAGGGCCAATATATGAATTTAATAGATTCAACATTTAATTTATCTGAAACAGGAGCTCAAATAATACAAGGTACCCTTAGTGCTTCTGCAGCAGAAATAGGCTTTTTAGAATTAAATAAAATGTACTTACCTGGTTTAGGAGTAGGTAGTGCTGCAATAGGTACAACTTTTACTGTTGGTAGTACTTTAGAAGTAGTTGGATCTATAGGTGGTGATATTACATTTGGAAAAGATATAAATGATACTCATACATTTACAGGTCATATAACAGCATCAGGTGATATAAGTTCAAGTGGAGATATAATAATTGATGGTAATGTAACAGCCTCAGGAACTATAAGTGCAAGTGGAGCTTTATATGGAGAAAGATTCTATGCAAAAGGTTTAGATATAGCAAGAAATGTAACAGGTATAGTAGGACTTGGTAATCAAAATAATCAACTTTTAGTTAATGGTTCAACAATATCTATTGGTGCTGCTGACGAACCTACAACATTAGTAGCTAATATAACTGCTTCAGGAAATATAAGTTCAAGTGGAAAATTAGAAATATTAAATAGTATTAGTTCAAGTAATGAATTATTTATAGGACATATAACATCATCAGGAAATGTAAGCGCAAGTGCTTTTTATGGGGATAATATGGGTTCAATTTTTGACCGTAGAATGCTTATGTTACCAACAGATTTTAGTACAACTGATTTTGGTAAACCTTCAACAATTACTAATATTGGTAATGCTGTAAGAGCTGTAGATAGTTCACAAGAAATATATGCATCTTATGTTATTCCTAAAGGAATGAAAATTACTAAAGCAAGAATATATGGAGATAGTACTGTAAGACTTCATACTGTAGTTGAAAATAGAATAGATGCTGGAAGTGGAGGAACAATATTAGATAATATTGGTAGAACACCTTCCAGTGGAGAATTTACTTTTACTGCAGCTAGTAGTGCAGGAGATGGTATTAGATATATTACTGTTCACATAGAACCAGGAGGTTCATCTCTAGCTGCTGAATTTTATGGTGGATATTTAGTTTTAACCTTTAGTGGATAATGGCTTATAAAATATTTAATTGGAATAATGCAGACTTTAATTGGAATAACAATCCATATACATGGAATGAAGTTATTTTAATAACCCAAGCTTCTGATGGTATATTTGACGTAGATCAATGGGATAAAGAAAAAAAGAAAAAATTAATTAAATTAATTTGCAAAGTAAAAGGCAAAACATATGATGAATCTAAATATGTTAATGATTTTAAAATAAAAGTAAGTGACATTAGGTTAGCAGCAAAAGAAATATTAGGTGTTGAAATAATGACAGAAAATATTAAGTTTTAATCATAATTTTATATTTATAACCATGTATAAATTATTTACCGACAAATCAGAACTCTTTGAATGTGATATTAAACTTCAAGGGGCAAGTCTAAAAAAATCAAAAGCACGTTTAGTAATCGAAACTTCTGACTATTCTTTAATGTTTAATGGTTCTATATCTAAAGGAGGTAAGTGTGAAATTCCAATTAAAAAATTAAAAGGATTAATTGATGAAGACATTACAGGTAACATACGTTTAGAAGTTATAGCAGAAGATACATTTTTTACACCTTGGGAATCAGATTTTGAAGTAGAAACAAGTAAAAAAGTAACAGTAGAAGTTAAATCTCAAACATTTAAAAAACCTATTGTAGAAGCAACAGTTAAAGTTACTAATTCTGAACAACAACATGTAATTAATTTACTTAAACTACTTATAAAAGAAAATATTAATATTAAGAATATTTCATATAAAAGAAATAAACTTAATAATATAGTTGCAACATATTTAAAAGAAAATACTGTAAAAAATACTAATAAAATTATTAGTGGTGTTTTAAGGAAATTACAAAAAGAAAAATAAAATGGTTATAAATGGCATTACCCAACTTTACAGATCAAAAAATCCAGGAAACTTATCAAAGAGTACTCCAAACAGACGGTGAAAACATATATAATGGTACTGGAAGTGTTTTACCCTTAAAAATTGATGGACCCGATCTTATAGTTTCAGGAGCAGTAAGAGCACAATCTTATATAGTTTCTGAAAGTGTAAAAGTTGTTACATCAGGTTCTACTATGTTTGGAGATTCAATAGATGACACTCATTCATTTTCGGGAAGTATGAATGTAACTGGATCAATAACATCACATTTTGGGTTTAATATGAAAAACAGTACCACTACTATTTTTAATATTTTACCCCAACTTCCTGTAGTAGGAGCAGCTACCCCAGTGGTTATGGGAATGCCTGACCCAATAGATACTGACCTTATAATTTCAGGAGGAAGTAATCTTAATCTTTATGCTGGTGGAGATATAATAGCAGACATTGGAGGTAGTGATTTTAGAATGAATAAATCAGATACTGAATTTTTTAGATTTAATTTAGACACAGACCCTAAAATAGATGCAACAGGAGATATAATAATAGATCCTAGTGGTGGAGACATGCATTTACATGGTTCTGATTTAACAGTTACAGGTTCAATAAATGCAAGTGGAGATATAAACGGAACTATAGATGGAGGAACTTTTTAAATATTTATAATAAATTATGGCAAGTACAATAAAAATAAAAAATGGAACAAGTGGAGCACCGTCTTCATTAGCACAAGGTGAATTAGCTATTAACATAAATAATGGTAGTTTATTTTTTGGAACTGAAAATTCATCTTTAATATCATCAAGTTTTACTTTTTCTCATGTAACAGCTTCAGGAATAATAAAAGCAGAACATTTATTTTCAACAGATGATATAGAAGCAACAGATGATATTACTGCAGGAGGTAAAGTTCAAGCAAGTCTTAGTGATGGATTCTATTTAGGTAGTACTCAAGCTATATATGTTGATGGTGGAGTATTCCATTTTGGAGCTGCTGGGGCTAATTCTCATATAGATGGTACAGATATAGAATTAGATGCAACAGGAGATATAGATTTTGATGCTGCAGGTAGTGATGTAAAATTTTCAAAAGGAGGAACAACAAGACTTACTGTAAATACTCTTAGAGGTGATATAACAGCATCAGGAGGTATAACATCATCAGGTGATATATCTACTGGTGGACATATAACAGCATCAGGTAATATAAGTTCAAGTGGTATAATATCAGCAAATACTACTTTTAAAACCCAAAATGGAAATGTAGTAAGTTCTTTTGGAACTGCAACTATTATAGGTAATACTGATGGTGTAACTCAAGTCCAAGCAACAGAACTTCAACTAAATACTACTTCAGGAGATATTAAATTTATGGATTCATCTACTAATCAATTACAATTTGATTTAGATGGAACTTCCTT